TTTGTCCTACAGGATTGGCTATTACTGAAGCGTTTGTTTGTCCTACAGGATTGGCTATTACTGAAGCGTTTGGTTGTCCTATAGTATTTGCTATTACTGAAGCGTTTGTTTGTCCTACAGGATTGGCTATTACTGAAGCGTTTGGTTGTCCTAAAAGATTGGCTTCTACTGAAGCGTTTGGTTGTCCTAAAAGATTGGCTTCTACTGAAGCGTTTGGTTGTCCTATAGTATTTGCTATTATTGAAGCGTTTGTTTGTCCTACAGGATTGGCTATTACTGAAGCGTTTGGTTGTCCTATAGTATTTGCTATTACTGAAGCGTTCGGTTGTCCTAAAGGATTGGCTATTACTGAAGCATTCGAGTGTCCTAAAGGATTGGCTTCTACTGAAGCGTTGTTTTGTTCCAAATTAATGTGAACAGTATCAACTAATTTTTGTAGCTCTTCTACTTCTTTTCTAATTTTATCGTTGTCGTTTTCTAATTCTGTCATCTGTATTTCCAAATTTTTGACAAGTTTATCCTTAGATATTTTATTAGAAGGTATATTTCTAAGGTTTTCAATTAGTGTACTACTACTATTAGATATATTAGATGGGTCTGATTCAATATCATTTGTTATAATAGGCACATTAGGAACAGACGCTTTTATATTTTTTGTAATATCTTTATAGGCTTTTTTAAGTGTTGTCAATTCCTTCTCATTTTCATCTATTTTAGATAGTAGCTTATTTTTTATTGCTTCAGCTGTACCGACTTTTTTGCTAACAGATGTATCTTGTTTTGTTATATTATTTAATACTTCTTTTAATTTTTTCAGTTCATTGCCTATTTTGTTGATATGTGCTAAATAATCCTTTAATGTCCGTTCATTATCTTTGATTCTTTCGCTCAAATCCATTGTAGAGCGTTGCTCTTCTAATTCTGATTCAAGGTGAGCAATATGTTCCTTTAGTTTTTTGAGTTCTGCTTTTGCATTTTGTAAATTCAAATTATGAGTTGTTAATTCTGATTCTACTTCAGAACGTTCACTCTGTTTTTCTGCTAATTTATTTTCTAATATACTCTGTTTAGCCATACACTCAGTTAATTCTTCTGTCTTTTTAGATAATTTATATTCAAGTTCCTTCATATAAACATCATTATTTCCGCTATTGTGATTTGATTCATCAATCGATTCAATAATTTCTTGAATTGTCTTTTTTAAATCCGAATTTTTCATACTTACGCGTGGTAAAAGTAAGGTAAGTGCATTTGCAACCTTAGACAAATCGTGTGTCAAATCGTCTATTTTTTCTTGACTTTTATTATAGGCTTCCTTACTTGACATCGTTATTTCTTTTAAGGCTTGCTGAACTGTTTCCAATTCTTTGCGTAAATTGGTTATCAGTGCTTTCTGTTCACTATTATTATTAGTATTAGAATGTAAATTAGATACTGATTTACCTACCCGTTCTTCTAAGATTTTAATCTTTGCTTCCAAATCCGCAACTTTTTTACTACATTTTATTTCGTCAAGTCGCACATTGGCTTGGTCAATGGTTTGTCTTAACATCGTTAAAGCATCGTTTGCCTCTTCTAACAAGCCTTCGTCATTTTTCGATAATGTACCGCCTTTTTGTCCTGAGACTATGGGGACTGATACACTCTTATTATTTGGAACTAATGGGCGTGGGTTGTTATTTTTAGACTTATTATTCTTTACATTTAGAGCACTTTTCATATAAGGTATGTCAGTGGATGCATCGTTCACATTCGAAACTGCTACATGTGTGATAATATTATTTGATATCTGGGGTTGAGTATCGTTATTAGTCACTATCTCCTTATTCTGTGCTGGTGTTTGCGGGTTATTACTATTGGAGTTATGAATAAGCTTTTTATCATTATGGTCTTCATTAGCAGAAGGTGCAGATGAAGGTGAAGCTATGCCATTTTTCTCTTCATTTGCAGAAGGTGCAGATGGAAGTGGAGCTATGCCATTTTTCTCTTCATTAGCAGAAGGTGCAGATGAAGGTGGAGCTATACCATTTTTATCTTCATTAGCAGAAGGTGCAGATGAAGATGGAGGTATCGATTTCAGCATATCATCACCATCATCACCATCATCACCATCATCACCATCATCACCATCATCACCATCATCACCATCATCACCATCATCACCATCATCACCATCATTACCATCATCACCATCATCACCATCATCACCATCATCACCATCATCACCATCATCACCATCATCACCATCATCACCATCATTACCATTATTACCATCATCACCATCATCACCATCATCGCCATCATCACTATCAACACCATCGTCGTTAATACTATTGCCGGTAGGGTGGGTTTTGACGACGTTATCAGATAAGGAAGAATTGCTTAAATCAAATAGAATTTCGGATTCGCGAATTAATAAGGCAACCTTTAATGCAGAATCTTCTGCTACACTAATAGCATCTTCTAGTCCATCTTCTGAAATGTCTTCTTTGCTTAGTACCAATTTAAGTATAGAATTTGCTTCGTTAGCTTTATCAATTGCTTCTTTAGCTCTTTTACGGGCTAATTCTGATTTATCTTCTTCTGAGCCTGATTCAGGCATTGCTGTTTTAGATAAACCTAATTTCTCAATAATATCCTGCTTTGTTTTTTCTATTTGACTACTTAAAGTGTTTCCCTGTTCCTTAATTTTTTCGAGCTCACTCTTAAGTTCTTCACAACAATTCGTCATATTTGCAGATACATTCTGTTGGCCTTGTTCTCTTTGTGTTGCATCTCTCTCTTCATCTCTCTCTTCATATTCCTCTTCTTCTGCCCCACCACTGGCACACATCATACTGGGCTCTATATCATCATCGCCTGCACGAATCATTTCATCGATGGTCTTCATAATATTTTTAGATTGCATGCGTTGTCCGTCGGGTGTTGAAAAATTATCCATAGTTTGTTGTAGTTTTGTACGATAGTTACAAAGAATCTTTAAAGCAACCTTTGGTACAGGGTATACAGGTCCAACATCTAGCCAATTGATAAAGGTTCTGTAATCTTCGGGACGGAGTTTTATATTTATATTTTCTTGACCATTTTGGATAATACCAAAGGATTCTAACAAAGGAAGGTCATCGTCAATATATCCACGTTTATCTGTAAGTCTTTCTTGCTTACTTTTTTTATCATTGCTGATAGCCAAACCCATAGGGAAGGACATAGCGCTCTAAATGAGGTGAATTTTTTATAAATGAAATTTAAGCACGGTCATTTTAGAAATATTGCGCTTTAATCTCTTATAACGTCTCATATCAAAGTTAACTTCGATATGAGATGGTATGATTGTGAACAAATAATATCACTTTGCAGAATATTTGTTAAAAATTCGCTGTAATTCGTTCAAGCCACCACCGCTCTGTTGTCCACCTTTCTGTCCCTTGATACGATTAACCTTTGTTTTGACATTATCTAGTTTATTTTCCACACGCTTTATTAATTTCTCTATTTCTACATGCTCATTGTGACTTTCTTCACAGGGCTTTGGTACATCGGATTCAATTAAACTACGCGTTGTCATTGATTTTAAACGTGCCTCATATTGAAGAAGTTTTGAGTCCATTAATCCTTGTTGTGTTTGCTCATCTATTTTACGTTGAACATCCTGACGTGCCTTAAGTAATACTGACCATAAGACATAATAAGAAACCTCACATTCTCTATTAGTTAATATGGCAATACTACTTTGACATTTTGGTAATGCTTCAAAAAAATCATAAAGATAAGGTCTAACGGCTTCATAGGTGTCATCAGTTATACCTATATTATCAAGCAGTTCTATTTCAGTCGATGTTAGTGTTAGCTTATCATTCTTGTTTAAAAAAATCTCTTTACGACGCTCTCTTGATTCTGTATCATAACGTATAAAGTATTTTGAACCCGAAAGAGTAATCTCTTCTGTGCCTATACTTTTGCCTGTTAACTGGTCAAGTTTAGGTCCTGGGGTCTGTTTACCTTTCATAGCCTTTGCTTTTATAGCCTCAACTAGTTCACCTTGCTGAGCCATTAATTTTTTAAATGGACTTTTTTCTTCAGGGACGTTTTCTTCAGGGACGTTTTCTTCAGGGACGTTTTCTTCAGGGACGTTTTCTTCAGGGACGTTTTCTTCAGGGCCGTTTTCCTCAGGGACGTTTTCTTCAGGTCCGTTTTCTTCAGGGATGTTTTCTTCAGGGCCGTTTTCTTCTTCATTGTTATCTATTAACGATACTTGCCTTTGTTTAGGTTTTTTAAGAATTATATCATTTGCATCATTCATACCTTGGTCTTCATCGTTATTTTCTATATGATTTTCATTCACAACTTTTCCAACTGGAGCTTGTTTTTCTGAATTTGAATGATGATTTATTTGTGCAGTTATTGTCTCAAAATCCTCTTCCAACTCTGTTAAAAAGGCTTTTAAATCTTTATTATGATAAGATTTAACCCTTTTTATCTTTTGTCTTAATGCCTCCTGTTTTGCTAGTAAAGCTGATAATTGTGGGTCATTTTTAAAATCATCTGTATATTTTTTAAGACTGGATATTGACATCCCCTTTTATGTTATAAGATTTTATATATTGTATTTCCGCCAAATAGAGCTGGACTTAAATACATGATAGGGTACAATATTAAATATGAGTGTTTCGAATGATAATTTTGTGGATGTTACACAACTAAAAACAGGGAGACCTAATACAACTGTTCGTAACCGTATTCAATGTAAACAGGAACTTATTGTCTCATGGTTGCAAGAATTCTTTACAAATCCGGGACAACTAGAAGCTATTTTACCTATCTTAAAGGGAAAGTCTGATATTAGTCTTCGTTTAATTGACTGGTTTGTGACTAACTATGCCAAGAAGAATAATATTAGCTATATTTTAAATCAGCGTCAATTTCTAGTCTATTTTCACTATAAGCGTGAGCTGAAGGCTTATAGTAAGCGCCTTTTTGACCCATTTTGTCGTCGTGAAAGAATCATATTCCAGGCACGTGGTCACGAATCTTTTGAAACAACTGTTGGTCAATTGAATTTCTTTCGTTGGGCCTTAGAAAAGGACATATTGGTTTATATTAAGGAGAATCTTGAGACCATTGAGAAGGATATGAATACCAGTATGCGGGATCACTATGGTTCTACCAATTCTTCTAATACCAGTGAACCCAAATCAGTTCTAGAAGGTACTGTATCAACTTCCTCAACATCTTCATTACGGCGCCGCCGTACTGAACTTTCTAAGTCTGCACTCAAAAAAGTTAATCTACACACATGTGATATTGTTGTATCGTTTGGTTAATATCAAATACGTTGACTTTAAAAATAAAACTTAATTATATTCTGTTTTATTTTTATTAGACTGAATATTTAATGTTGATACTGTTTTGTATAGTCATCCGTTTTGGGTCGGAGTAATTCGTAGGCCTGAATAGAAGCAAGTTTTGCGGATTCATCTTCAGGAATATATCTATATGTAAATTGACGCTCAGCTAAAAGGCGGGTAGAATCTAGGTCGCGCTCTCTATTGTCTTCATAAACGGCTGAACGCATTTCACGGGGTATATTACGGGCGTCGTTGACGGGGTCAAGACGCTGTAAATATGGATTATTGATTAAACCGGGATTCTGTGTAGGTACAATTATAGGCTGGTCGACTCCTGACCTTTTAAGAGGTTGTTTGTTAATATCTGGATAAAATTGTGGTTGTTGTTCTTGAATGTGATTTTGAATCGATTTACGGGATGAAATTGGATTCATATCCATAAAAATCGGATTGGGCGAATTTTTAATCTCTTCACTATTTGGTTCTTTAGTATCATATTGCAAACTTTCCCAGATACGTGAATTCATGGCATCGCGACTATTCGGTTCAAACCGTATACGCGCACTAGCTGACATAGGGATATTAATCTGAGTTGGGTCAAAAAGAGGTGGATTACCACGACGAATTTCACCAGACCGCTCTTCCCATCGTTTTTGTTGGTCTTGATGGGACATCTTAGTCTCTGTATCTTATTTTAATTCTATGTTTAGACCCATTTCGTTTTAATTATCAATCCCGAATATATTTATACTTTAATGGTACAAGAATGTACCTTTATATTTTGTCCACTTGTACCTACTGAAATGGCATTTAGAGAAAAGACTTTTTCTGATTATGTTAGCATTTCATTGTTCTTTACTGATTTGAGAATAAGGGAAAGTACTTCAAAAAATTCTTATTCTGGATTTATATATTTCAAGGGACCATATGAAAATTACAATGATGGTACTATGGGATTTTATAATAATCCCAAATGGTGGGAGTCTGGTGCCAAATCGTGTGTAAATGGATGTTGTAGGGTACCCTTAGAGAAGGGTTATGTTTTGGGTACTGTAAGGGTGACGACGAATCAACGAAAGTACTTTCCTAGAAATTGGCTTGAATTCAAAAGTATAGAAGGGCTTGAACAGCTGTTTTCAAAAATTACAGACAAAAATGGTATATCACAGATTCGTCTTACTGACTACGGACATTTTACAGTACATGTTCAAGGTGCGATATAAATCGCTAGATTCAACACATTTGTTACAGGGTCGATGCTATTTACTGAGGCTTGGTAGTGATTGCCTACAGAGATTAGAGTTGAACCTTGAAGGGTATTCTTAACATAGTCAAAATACCAGAACTGATTCGGTACAAGAGTGGATACATGTGCAAATCCATTGAGTGACAATGAGGGCATGAACCATAGCACGCCACCCTTCTTGACATCGGTAATCCAAATATCAAAACGATGATTTGCATCTTGATTATGTAGGCTCTGTACGTGACGGACCACCTTCCAATTCGTATATAGGTCTTGGATGGACCTAACCAGTGTTGAGCGATGATTGAGCCAATCGACCTCATCTTGGAGCGTTTGGTCATTGAGATTATGACCTGCAAGAAGACGATGTACCAGCACATCTGCATAACGACGCATGGGACTAGTGAAATGTACATAATCTGTTAGGCCTAGACCGAAATGCCCCTTCTTGTCTACCGAATAATGCGCACGTGCATAACGCTTGACCAGGATAAATGAATCAACTAGCTCATTGTTCGTAGATACGAAATTTTGGTATGCAAGACCTCTTAGACTGTCGTGGAATCGATTGGGAAGCTTTAGTTGACAATGGTTAAGATGCTTGGACACTACAAGATTGGCCAAGACCATAGCTGTAGCAACAAGGTTGTGTGCAGGGTCATTGGTGGACTCTACAAACAGATTGTCCAAGTGACCTGTAGCTTTGTTGATATGAAATCTTACTGAAGGGAGATTCAAATGATACTTTACATCTTCTGAACGCCGATTACTAAGCTGAACCAAATAGTCAAGTTCCTTGGTTGAGTTATTTGTTTTGAGCATTTGTGCAACCTGCTCATAGCAATAACGATTCTTTACAACAATCGTGCTTCTGTAAATATCATAGGCCTCTACAAGTCCATACTCATTGAGTTCTACCTTTACAGTAATTACACGTCGCTGTTCGTCCTTTACTAGACTTAGTGTATCTGAAGCCAACTCTGTGTCAAGTAGATGCTCTGTATGCTCATTTGAAAGATAGAGGGATAGACATAGGTCGCTAAGCCGTGTATTTGTTAGCTGCTTCTGGGTCTCAGTTGCTGCAATATCCACGATATGGATATATACAGTATTCTTATCTACATCAACACTAATTGCATCATCGAAGTCTACTGAACTTGAAGGGTCAATTGTAAAAGTATTCAGTCTATCGTGATTGATTACTGAATCAATCGTATAAAGTGGCTTATTATAGATATATTCAGGATTTGGTGATGGCTTAATGAAAAGACTGTACATCTTCAGAAGACAGGGTACATCATCTAGTGGGTCACTACTATATACACCCTTAGAGAAGATTTCACCATTTGCTTTTAGCCAAATAACTAGACGGTCGCCGATTTTTAGAGGCAGGTCGCCTACCTTGAACTCAGGTGCAAAGGGACAAGAAGGTCCTAGATTTGCAATATAGAACTGGGCAACCTTATGTTCAATCGAACGAATAATCGCAATGGCTGGTTGTTCCTTACGTTCAACCAGAACAACATCACCTGACTTACTCATACCGACCTTATCGCCTGGCATGAACTTTGTCGATGTGATTGGGACAATTTGTGGCTCTGCATTCGGTTGCGGTAAACTGATAACAATCTTGCCCCCATGGAGCTCAATTGTGCCGAATTGTACCATGGTGACTTTTTTCTTTTTAAACTACCATTTAAAAAACTTACGTTTATCAATTTTATAAAAAATTTTACTTCCTTTTGCTACCGTTAAGTACTTAAAAACATCTATTACTATTGATTGGACAAAATTATAGCGACACAGACCTAAACAAACGCTATGTATATATATTAGAACATGTTTAGAGCTAAGACTGCTAAACGCTCTACGGGCAATAAGAAAAATTCTAATGTTTCTGGTCCAATAACGCCATTTACAAATACCATGCAGAACACAACTGTACCAAATATAGATACTGATATTCCTGTAGACCTTTCAGGTAGCCCAGCTCCTGTGAGTGAACGAAATACCAATCTTGTGAGTACAGAGTCTATGTTATCGGCCTTGTTAGATGCTGAATCAAAGGCTGCTGTACATAGACCTTGGTTACGTTTAGAGCGCGGTCTTCGTATGCG